CAAATACGGATTTTGGGGGCGATGGCGCATCGATGTATGGTGAGTTAGAAGCCTATAGCAATCTAACTATGGTCCAGAGCGCAGCGCCGCTCCCCCCAACTGGAAATGCATTTCAGCAGGTGGTCAGGCTAAGGCGAGAATTTATGAATACAGAGGTCTATACGTTGAGCTCAACTTTAGGCTTTTACATGGCTAATGGGATAGTCGTAAAAAACTGTCAGGCGTTAGATGGCCAAACCTTTGAGAAAGGCGAAGGTCCGCAAACACCTTTGCATTGGGGGTGTCGCTCAACGCGTATTCCAATCGTCAGTCCTGAGTATCAACTAGATGTAGAGGGTAAGTTTACCCGACCTGCGGTGGGTGCTGATGGCGCCGAGGATGATGTGAAGAGCAATGCTACTTACAACTCTTGGCTTAAAACGCAACCTGCCGCCTTTCAAGATGAGGTATTGGGGGCGACTAGGGGTCAATTGTTTAGGGATGGCGGCTTGTCGGTGAAAGATTTTGTGGATGAGAACTATCGGCAAATATCTCTTGAGGAATTAAGAGAGAAGGAAAGTATGGCCTTTGAAAGAGCGGGCCTTAAATAATTTAGGAGTTTTAGATGACAGATAATGAAGATGTAGCCGTAGATGTAGCCGTAGAAGAAAAAGAAGCTGCTGAGGGCACACTCGATTACATGAAGATGATCGAAGATAAGGAAAGGGAGATACGTTCCTTAAAAGCCCATACGCAAGAGCTCTTAGATGAGACCAAGCGGGCCAAGAAGCGGGCAGAGGAGCAGGCGATGGAGAAAGCACGCCTGAAAGAGGAGCAGTTGGCTAAGGATGGTAAGTTCGAGCAGCTTTATAAATCGGCGAATGAGCGCTACGAGCAGGCGATGGCAGAGTTACGTTTAAGGGATGAGCGCACCGCTAAAGAGATTGTGAAATCTGAAGCAATTAAGTTAGCTTCTCAACTGTCAGATGGTTATAACGCAGAATTATTAGCAGAATTCATGAAGAGTCGTATAAAATATACTGATGAAGGCTTAAAAGTCCTTGATGGTCATGGAAACGCGACGGTGTCCAGTTTAGATGACCTTAAGAATGAGTTTGCCAATTCAGATAAATACAAATCCTTGATAAGAGGTAGCAGAGCGACTGGGGGCGGTGCCCGTGGAGCTGGCGGCGGTGCGGCTAGTGCGAGCTTAATTGATAAAGCGGTCTTTGATAGTTGGACTCCTAAACAACAAATGGAGTTTTCTCTTAAAGGCGGCAAAGTTAAATAATTCGTACATTAACGGAAAGGAGTTTCCATGCCTAATACCATAACCGATTTAACCTGTGACATTTTTTGTGCCCTAGACACCGTATCGCGTGAACAGATTGGCTTTATCCCCGCAGTGACTTTAGATGCTTGCGGTACCCGCGCAGCGTTTGGACAAACTGTCCGTTCTTTCATTACACCCCCAGTGGTTGCAACTGATATTACTTCAGGTCAATTAGGTCCAGACTTTGGATTTCAAACTATTGGCAATCGTACTATCACGATTAACAAGGCAAGAACTGTTTCTTGGATTTGGGAAGGTGAAGAATTACGTGCCCTAGATGCATGTGGCGCTGGCTCTGACAATATTTTCCGTCAGCAGACTGAACAAGCTATGCGTGCTTTGACTAACGAAATGGAAGCTGACATTGCCGCAGCTTGGACGCAAGCAACACGTGTTGTCACCCCATCTGGCACAACTTTATTTGATGCTAACAACTATCGTGACATGGCAAACGTTCATGGTGCTTTACTTGAAGCGGGCGCGCCACCTAATGATTTACAAATCGTTTTAAGTAACCGTGCTGCAGCTGCACTTCGTGGTAATGCCCAGTACACTGGTTGTGATACAGCTTGTTCTGACACAATTTTGCGTCAAGGTGTTCTGCTCGACCAATTCGGCATGAGCATTCGTCAATCTGCGCAAGTGGCAACGGGCTTTGTGGCCGGTACTGCTGCCTCTGCGACCACTAACGGTACAGGGTATGCGATAGGTGCGACCAGCATTACTTTGGCTTCTGCGGGCACAGGTACGATTAAACCTGGCGATACAATTTCATTTGGTACCGATCCAAATAAATATGTCGTGTTAACCGGTGATGTAGATGTTTCTAACGGCGGCACCATCGTTATCAACCAAGGTTTACGTCAAGCGATACCTGCTTCTGCTACAGCCATCACATTAACCAGTGATGCGGGTGAGAAGAACTTAGCGTTCCCACGTTCTGCCATCGTTTTACTCGCACGTGCGCCAGCGACACCCCCAATGTGTCCTGAAAGCCAATACCGTGTGGTGACTGACCCTCGTTCTGGCCTAACTTTTGAAGTTGCGATGTTCTGTGAATACAGACGCGTAAGATTTGAAGTTGCGGCAGTTTGGGGTGTGGGCGTGATGAAACCTGAACATTTGGTTATCCTCGCCGACTAATTCTCGAGGGCCCTCATTCTTGGGGGCCTTTCTTCCTCATTGAACAGGAGTTCTATCTATGCAACATACGATGTACCTCAAGCCCGGCCAGGTGATTAACCTTACCGCTGCCAATGATATCCAAAATGGCAATTATCAAGTCATGGGTAATCCAGGAGAGCCATCTGATGCCCCAATGACCTTAGGTTCTGGCATGAAGAAGCGGATTGGACCTTTTGCCCAAGGACGTTATTTAAAGCTCTGGTCTGAATTTGGCGATATCGAATATAAACAAGGCGCTTTAGATGATGACTTTGAAGATGGTATTGGCCAGGCAGGCGATAATATCAATGTCGATGAAAGTAGAAACTTCTGGAAACGTTCAGTTCTAGAACTTAAAGATGCGCCAGTTGAGATTAAAGATGAAGCAGATGTAGGCCAATACGCGAGCATCAAGCTCTATGAATTCCCTAAAGGTGCAGTGTTTATTCAAGCGATTATGCTTAAAGGACAATTGCAGGCCGATGCCAATGGACAAATGTCAGATGATTTTAAGGCGCAGTATGCTTTAGGTTCTCAAATGGCAGAAAACGCCGTGGCACTTGGGGGCGATAAAGCTGACATTATGCCGGCTAAAGATTTCGCAGCAGCAGAAGATAAAAAAGCCCAAGCTGACAATATGCTGATGGATGCTAAATGGCTGGAAGCGGCGGACGAACCTAAAGCGATTTATCTGAATGTGAAGATTGATGATATGGATGCTCACCAAGCGGGTGATGCTAAGTTCAGTGGTCGCATTGAGATTATCTGGCTTAAGATGGGCGAAAATGATGATGCGCAAATGCAAGATGAGAATATGGATGCTCAAGGCTTTAATGCAAAAGGCGATAACCAAGGTTTAATGCTCAATCAAGCTAAACCCAATGCGCCCCAGGCAATAAACCAAAATGGCTTTTTTGACCAAGCACAGGACAAAGATGATAAAGCGGTTGAAAGTAATCCACTTAAAATCAATGTGCCTCAGGCTGATGCTCAGAAAGTAGATAAAGCAGTCAAAGAAGATAAACCTAAGGTTTAAATTTTAGACGGATGTGAGTGCTGGGGTCCCCCCAGTGACTCATTCAAACTTAAAGGATAGCTATGGCCATTATTGTCGAAGACGGAACCGGTGTCCCGGGTGCAAATAGTTATGTCTCTGTTGCTGAGCTTGAGTCGTATGCGGCTGATAGAGGGATTGAAATTATCGGTAACCCAGAAGTGCTACTGATTAAAGCGATGGATTATATCGAGACCATTTCTTACTGCGGACATAAAGCATCGGGCATTCAGCCTTTGCAGTGGCCTAGATATGGCGTATTTGTGGATGGCTATTACCTGGGGGCGACGGTTATTCCGCTCAACCTAAAGCAAGCACAGATGCAAACAGCATTATCGATAGATGCAGGCGTCGATCCAAGTGCAACCTTACCCCGTGAGATTAAGAGCGCAACGGTAGGACCGGTCAGTGTCACTTATACCGATGGCTCACCGACTGAAATCATTCGCAGTGTGAACAGTCAATTAAAAAAATTAATCTGCAATTATAATGCAGTCACAGAATTTAAAGTGTTTAGAGGCAGCTAAATGGGACAGTTTTCCAATCAAATGACCCAGATTGCTGACCAATTGATTACCTACTTTGGTGAGTCTGTAAGCTTTACCCGAAAAACTAAAGCAGGGTTTAACCCGTCGACCAGTCAAGCGATTCCCGGAGAGACTACCACCTATGTTACTAGGGGCGTCCCAGAGAATTACAATATGGATGAGGTTGATAATTCATTAATTGAACGCGGCGATATGCGCCTGACTTTAAGCAAAACCACAATGGTGCCTTTAGTGGGTGATATCGCGTCCTTTAGAGGCGCCAATTGGCGAGTTATTAACGTAGATATTATTTCAGCTCAAGGCGACAATATTGTTTATCAAGTTCAGGTGCGTAAATGAGCTTTAAAAGTGAGTTTGACCGAGCAGTGCGGATATCAATTAATGCGGCTGAACAAACCATTAGGGCCACAGCGATTCAGATGTTCTCAGAAATCATTAAGCAGACCCCTGTGGATACCGGTAGACTGCGCGGCAATTGGCAAACTAGCGTCAACTCCCCGGCTTATGGCGTGATTGACGGGATTAGACCTGAGGTGGTGGCGATTAACGAGGTGACCACAGCAGCAGTGAGTTTAAATATGGGTGAGAAGCTTTATATGGCCAATAATTTACCCTATGCCTATAGAATCTCCCAGGGCTGGAGTAGTCAGCGGCCTTCTGGTTGGATTGAAAACATTATCTCTACCTTCCAGGCGGCCCTGGATAAAAAAGCGAGGGAGCAAAGATGAGCTTTGGCGCTATTCAGGCATTGCTTGATACGACTTTAAATGCAGCAGTCGATGATATCCCGGTGGCCTGGGAGAACATTAAATACACCCCCATCCTGGATGAACCTTGGGTTAGACCTACTTTACTCAGCGGGACCTCAACCCTATTAGACCTTTGTGCCAACCAATCCCCCGCCGGAAGTTATCGGGTGGATGTGTTTTATCCTTTGGGGGCGGGTCCTGGTGATGCTTTAGACTTAATTGATGTGATTACTGAAGAGTTTAGAGCGGCCAGTGTGATGTCATTATTGGACACGGTGCTGGTGATAGGGGCGATATCGCAAAGTCAGCGGTTGATTGATGATGCCTGGATGATGATGTCTTTAGATATTGCCTGGCAAGCTTATGAAGGCGCG